CCCCGGTTTCCTCGATGATTACCGTCGTGGCCTTCTTGAGCGATTTCAAGAAGTTGCACCGCTCATCCAGTTCACGCTTTGCGTCCTCCGCCTTTTGCTTCAAACGCTCGTACTCAGGGTCGCCACAGGCTTCGTAGTCGTACTTTGTTCCTACCTCAGCGAGTTCAAACTTTGCGCCCATGTAGTCGAATGACTTGGAGCCGTATTTTTCGGCCTCATCCCTGACTGGGTGAGCGATGGATTCCTGTGCCTTCTTTGCGGCTTCCTCCATCATCTTCAGTTTCAACTTAGCCTCAAGTGGGTTCAGTTCGCCCGATTCAACGAGCGAACTGATGGACTGGACTGCCTTTTCGATGTCGGACTTCCCAAGTTCAACACCTGCGATGATTTGCTGGATTTCAGACATTGGCCGTAGTGTTAAATTGTTCGTAATGGGATTTAGCTGCATCAATCCACTTAGGCGATGATGTGACGTGTGACGGCAATGCAGCCTTCACCGCTTTCATCTCAGTAGGCGTTTGGCACATCTTAATCCGCTCGATGCCTTCCATGATTTCGGTATCCATGTCAACGCCCTGTTCACACCATTGCCGGATGAGCTTCCCGGTATCAACCGTAGGCACAAACGCAGGGCGGTCGATAAACAGGCCGGTACGGTCTTTGGATGCGGTAGCATTGTGGCGGGCATCCATCTCAAGGTTGACGGTGAGTTCATATTCAAACCCTTCCCGTGTCACCTCTTTCATTCCCGCCTTCTCAACCTTTACCTTTCCGTCCTGTGTTTTGGTCATCTCATAGTCCTGTTTCCGACGAACGGTAGTGATGACATGGCACGATGATCCGATAATGGCGTCGATGAACGCCTGATGCCGTGGCGTTACTTTCGCCCAATCCTGATAGCGACCGCCAGCCTTGTCTACAATTTCAAGGCAACCGCCTTTACCATCCCATTCGTGCGTGATGCTGTCGATAATAATCACATCCATCCCGGCGGCTTCACAGGCCTTAATGGCCTGAATGTATTTCTCCGGAGTGAAGTCGGGAGTCAACGGAAGAACGTTGTACGGGCCCAGGTCTGCGTACAAGTCACCGCTTCCGTTCTCTGTGTCGATAAGTGCGACCTTCGACCAATCGCCGCAAAGTCCGTAGGCGATTAGTAGTGCGCTGTAAGTTTTTCCGCCACCGGATACGGCTGAAAGACCGAGGCGGATTTTTGCCTTTTGCCGTGTTGCTTTTCTGAGGTTCATGTTGTTGTGTTTACGATACGATTATGAATAACAATAGCATACTGATAGAAAGGAACGCAGCGGTGAGTGCGAACACGTCCCAATGGGTGAGGTCAAGGTCTTTGGTCTTCATGGCGGTCCTCCTCCATTTCCATTTCCCGCTCATCGAACTCCTCATCATCTCTTTCGTACTTTGATTTATAGCCCCGTGCCTCGTCATCGAGCAGGTAGCGGTTGTCGTCAATGGCCATAGTTGTGGATATTTTTAAGGTTAGTGTTTCGTATTACGATGTTCCGTCCCCGGTTGTCCTGATAGCGGCTGAACCGGATGCCACGCCATACAAGGCGAAGGATGCGGCCTGATGTGTCTGTGAGAATCATTTAAAATCCATTTCATTAGCCAACTCATCCAGTCCCGCCTCTCGTGCCGCTTGCACGGCCAGCATCTGAGATACGATGTTATTGTCGCGGTACGCCTCGTCAGCGTATGCGTTCAGCCCCTTAGTAGCCCATGCACGAAGGGCGGCGAACTCAGTCGGGGAGATAGTGATAAGTGTAATGTCTTCCGTTAGCATGGCGTGGTGTGTTTTGCGGATTCAGATAATTCATGCAGAGGCTCAGGTGCTTAGCGTACATGGTTAGATTATCGGCACGTAGCTGGTCAATCCTACGAGCTTTGGCCTTTAGCTGTTCCAGTTTGATTTTAAGGCGTAACAGGTCTTCCGCATCTCTCTGTGTGTATTTACGGAAGCTGGTATAGCCGTGGTCGTGCGCCCATTTCAACTTTTCAAGTAGTGCCAACTGCTGTTCCGTGTCTTCCTGTTCACGGATGCAGTCATGGTACTGCTGATTCCAGCTTTTGCGTTCTACGGGGGTCATTGCTTTATAGCTTTTATAGCCGGGATAATCTTTTCGACCTGTTCCTTTTCAATTTGCTTCCTTACGTTGGCTGCTGCCTCCAGTACCGTAGCGTTCACCCATTCGCCGTTCAGTACGCTGGTAACTGTTGAGTGGCTTACACCGGCTTCCCTTGCCACCCGGTTAAACGCCCGGTTGGTGGCGATGAACTTTCTGAGCCGATCCAGTTCAATCTTATACGTTGCAATGTCAGTCATTTTGTTACTATTTTCACCCGTATCTTAGGGCTAATGTTTCAGCAAATATACACACTTAAACTACCGAAATGCTATCTGGTTTCAATTTTATTTCAATTATTACACAACTATCTGATTTATAGCTACAAAAGTTTACTTGTGCTGTTTTTCGGCCAAAAGTTATGAACCTGTGTATTTTAGGCTATTTAGCCACTTACATTTGCATAGATGACTGACAGCATCGAAAAGAAACTGGTGTGAATCACCGCCCCGGCTCATATGTGGTCTGTCAGCCGCTATGAGTTCGGGGCTTTTTTATCCCCTTAATTCACTATATGAAATCTAAGAATCCGGCATTTTTATTCTACCCTGACAACTGGCTTGGTGGGACTATTGGATGGGATTTTGATATGCAAGGAGCCTACTTGAACGTCATTATTATGCAATGGAACATGGGGCCGCTGGAGGTAGATTTTGTCCGAAATTTTGTCGGAAAACGTCGCTTTGCCGAGATCAAAAAAAAGTTCACCGAAAAGGACGGAAAGTTATTTAATGAAAGACTTGAAATAGAACGTCAAAAAGCCTTAGAATCAAGCAATAAACAGCGTGAACGCATTAAAAAGAGGTGGTCTAAAAGTGATACCGCGGTATTACCGCGGAATTACCAAGAGACAGGTAATACCCCGGTAATACCTTTAAATTTAAATTTAAAAGAATCATATATAAATAATAAGCAAAATGGTGGCGAAGACTACAAAAAACAAATTGACGAAATAGCCCAAAACCTGAAGGCTGACCAAACTTTCATTTTCTCCTGCATCCGCGCTGTCAATACCTCCGGGACTAAAGTATCCGAACACTGGGTGTTATCCAACCTCGATAGGTTCGTTGGTAAGCTGTTGGCGAGCGGTGACATGGAGAAGACAATACCGGATTTCAGAAAGCATTTTACAAATTGGCTAATGACGCAACCAAAACCAACCCCCATCAATAACGAACTATACTGACCATGAAAACAACAACTACCGCCGGTCAAGTAATCAAACCACTTGAAGTACTTTCGAAAGTCGGGGAGCTTCACGAAGCCGGATTACAGCGTGGTCATTCAACCGGCTGGCCGGGTATGGATGAATACATGACGCTCAAACTCGGAACAACTTTCTACATCTACGGTCAGCCATTTAGCGGAAAGTCAGAATGGTGGTTTGAAGTGCTTGTGAACGCCACCTGTCTTGAAGGTTGGAAACACGCAATCTTCTCACCGGAAACAGGTCAGGCACACAACATCGTGGCAGAACTGATTTCAAAATTTGCCGGTAAACCGTTCTATTCGAACCTGCAGGGCAGTATCACAAAAGAGGAACTTTACAAATGGGCTAACTACATTGACCACCACTTTCTGATTCTAGATGCGAAGGAAGACGAACCACTAACCTTCGATGATCTGATCCGTCTAACGGACGACTGGGAAAATGATTACGGCAAGATCCATACGCTGACTATTGACCCGTGGAACGAACTGACGCATGACTTATGGTCAGAAGACGGAGGCCGTCAGGACATTTATCTGGAAAAAGCTTTGGGAAAATTCCGGCGTAACGCTATCAAACGAAACAGGATTAACTGCATCATTACCCACATATCTGACCAGCAGCTAATCGAAAAGGACGGTAAACGATTTTATCCAAAACCAACACCACGACAAATTGCCGGAGGTCAGGCGTACTACCGAAAAGGCATGAACATGATTGGGGTTTGGCGACCGCCGGTAGGGCTGCTCGATGACAAGGGAAGACCGTACGAACAAAATGAAGTCATACTCGATGTGTCTAAATTCAAACCCAAGGGCGTGGGCAAGAAAGGTGAACACACAATGTTCTTTGACGCTCACCGTAACGCCTATTACGAAATCGGAACGCTGCAACACCAGTACGCTATTCGTGACCGATTGACTTACCAGGCAAAAACACAAATGTTACCAAACCCTAACACCGATGACCTACCATTTTGACATCCTAAACCCCAAAGTCTTTACCTTCGTTGACGAACTACAACGGGTTAAGAACACGAACAATTACTTCCGGTTCTTTGAAGTGTTCCGAGACCGCCCAATTACGCTATCCGACATTCATGGACTTTACAACGAACGGGAACAGCTTTACAAGCTGACCAATGAATTGGCTGCCGAGGTAAGTCGGTTTTACGATGCGGCCCGTAAGTTTGCAGCCGAAAATGACGATCTGAAAAAGGAATTGGAAGCGTTGAAAAATTCTATTGACTGGAAGGGATGAGGCCGGAGCCAACATACCGGGACAAGGTTTACAGGTTTCTGATCGAGGCCGAAACTGGCAAGCGTTACGAAATCGCTAAACTTGCCAAAAAGACCAGCCGGGAGGAGTTTATCCAAGTCCTGAAAGATTTTATCCAGTTCCGGGATTACGAGGTGATGGGCTTTGAAATTGAAATTTCGTCGGATTTCAAGGCTTTTTACAAAAAACACTATTTACAGCCTGTTTAACGCACTCAATACCATTTACGGTATCATGCCACTACCGAGGAGAGAAAGTGTCCTATAATCAAATTGCGTAGCGTTTAAAGCGATTATTTGGCCGTGCATCAAATACCCATAAAAGCGCTATCCGTTAACGAGTGTTGGCAGGGTCGGAGGTTTAAGACAAAAAAATACAAAACCTATGAGCTACAAGTACGCTCGATGCTACCTAAAATTCAAGTCCCGCCGGGGCCGCTTTCCGTATCAATCGAAGTCGGCTACTCCAACCGTCAAGCCGATCTTGACAATTGCCTTAAACCACTATTGGACATATTTCAAAAAGCCTACTCGTTTAACGACAAGCATATTATGTGCATAACTTTAACCAAAGTGATAGTTGCGAAAGGAAATGAATTTATTAAATTTGCGATAACTAAACACGTCTGATAATGGCATACGAAACAAAACCCGGAACCGGATCGCTGTTCCGTAATGACAAAGGCGATAATGAGAAAGCCCCGGACTATAAGGGCAAGGTTGTAACACCTGACGGCACTGAATTTGAAATCGCCGGGTGGATGCGGGAATCTCAAAAAGGCATTAAGTACATGAGCCTTTCGGTAAAGGAGCCGTTTAAGAAACAGGAACCGGCCAATACGGCATCGGCTTCCGTGCTTCCTGAACCTAAAACTCGTCCTGCCGCTTACAACACTCCAGTACAAGATGACCTCCCGTTCTAATGATTACACCAGACGGATACCGCATACTGCAAAAGTTCATTCAGCCCGGTCAGCATATCATCGAACTGGGTGACCAGATTTGTGACTGGTCAGGCAAGTACGCCGGTCGAAGGGCTGATGAGGTGCTTTCCGAATTGCACGGCGTAACCGTTCAAACCGTGGACATTCATGGTAAGAACCGGGCAATACCTTATGACCTGAATACCTACCCAGCCGGTGACTTACAACCCGCTGACATCGTAACAGACTTCGGGACGATGGAGCATACCGATAGTCCGATGAATGTACTGAGGAACATTCGCAGATGGGTTAAAGATGGTGGCATCTCAATCCATGCTAATCCGGACGTGACGTATGAGAAGCACGGTAACTTTTACTTGCTCAATTCCTTTTGGCCTGCCTATTGCCTTATGACTGGAGCCGAGTTATTGCATTTCGAGGTTACCCCGGTTTATCAAAAGACAAACCCGCATCATGAGATTTATGCGGTGGTCAGGCATCTTTATAATTTCCACGAACCCGATTGGGATGAATATGAAATGCATCTGCATCATGAATCATGGTCGTAACTTTGCTAATATCAAATAGTTACAAAGATGAAGGGTAAACCCGGACCACCCAAAGGGGTTTCAAATAATCCGAACGGAAGGCCGAAGGGTACGCTGAACGAACGCTCTAAGCAATGGGAAGAGCTTGGTAAAGCCCTATTGGAACGTCACAGCGAACGGGCTAACCAAGTGCTTGACAATTTAGATGACGACAAATTCATTGACCAGTACGCAAAACTGCTCGAATACTTTAAGCCTAAACTGGCACGGTCTGAAGTCAAGCAGGAGAACGCACCGTCAGTAATTCGCATTGTAAGGGATGGAACTGGCTATACACCTTCCGACACCACACGTCAATCAGGCCACGATCCTGAGGAACCGCAAGCGGTTTAATCACATCAAATGCGGTCGCCGTTTCGGGAAAACTGAAATGGCGATTGAGTTAGCTGTGGAAACGCTGTTGGATGGGAAGCGTTGCGCCTACTTTGCCCCTACCTATAAGGATGCTTTCGAGTGGTGGAAACAGGTTAAGGGCGTACTGGGTGACGTAATTAAGTCTAAGGACGAACAGGTAAAGCAGCTAAACACCATTACTGGCGGGCTGCTTGATGTTTGGTCAATGGATGACCCGGATAGTGGCCGGGGGAGAAAGTATCACAGGGCGATTGTAGATGAGTGTGAGAAGGCTCAGAAGTTTAAAGAAGCATGGCAGGGTACGATCCGGGCAACGCTGACGGATTTCGTTGGTGACGCATGGTTCCTAAGTACACCCAAGTTTGGGAAGACCTTTTTCAAAGAACTTGCCAGCTACCCGGAAAAGTTTTCTAACTGGATTTCGTGGAAGTTCACAACTTACGACAACCCGCACATTTCAAAGGATGAGATTGAGGATGCACGTAGGACGATGGATACCCTTTACTTCCGATGCGAGTATTTAGCCGAAGATGTTGACCTGACTGGAAAGCCTTTCTTGTACGCCTTCGATGCAAACAGGCACGTTGTTTCGGGGATGACATTCGACCCGAAAGCTGAACTGCAAGTATCCTTTGACTTTAACGTGGACCCGATCACAGCCGTTTGCGGCCAGTATGTGAACGGTGAAATCCGGCTCCTATCTGAGTTCCGAATAGAGAATAGCAACATTTACGAACTATGCGACCGGATTAAAGCCACCTATCCAACCGCCCTGTATGTAGTCACCGGGGATGCTTCCGGGGCAAACCGCTCAGCATTGACGCAAGGAAATATCAATTACTATACTGTCATACGCCAAAGGTTATCGCTATCTTCGGGACAATTAAAGGTTCCTACTTTTAACCCGGCTATTTCAGATAGTCGTGTACTATTCAATTCCATACTGCAAAACTTCAATTACAAGGTCAACGATTCATGCGCCTACACCATTGAAGATTTCAAGTATGTTGAAGTTGACGACAACGGGGACATTGACAAGAAGAAAGACAAGCATCGCTCTCACCTTCTCGATGCTGAGCGGTATAGGATTAACACGTTTTACAGTCATTTGATTAAGATGGTGTGATGAATCTACTGGTCAAATTCCCAACCCGATCCCGTCCTGAGAAGTTTTTAGAGGTATTGGGTAAGTATCATGAGCTAAGCACGTCAGATGCGGTAAGGTATCTCATTACAATAGATTCCGATGACGCAACTATGGCTAACCCGGCTATGCTGGAACGGATAGCGAAGTTTAAGAACACGGAAGTAATTCAGGGCCGGTCGGAGAATAAGATACACGCCGTCAACCGGGACATGGAACGTTCCGGCGATTGGGATATTTTGGTATTGGCATCCGATGACATGATGCCGGTTAAACGTGGGTGGGACTTGCTTATCCAGCTTGCCTTTCAAAACTATTTCCCGGACGGTGACGGCGTGGTTCACTTCACGGACGGACATACGCCGCTTAACACTCAGGTCATCATTGGCCGGAAGTATTACGAGCGGTTCGGCTACATCTACCATCCTTCCTATCGTTCCCTGTGGTGTGACAATGAGTTCCAACGGGTGTCGTGGGAGTTGAATAAGTGCGTGTTCATTAACGAGTGCATCATAGAACACCAGCACTGGACTAACGGCTACGGTCAGCCGGATGCCCTTATGCGAAAAACAGAATCCCTTTACAATATCGACAAGCAGAACTTTGAGCGCCGTAAGCGTGTAAACTTTGGGTTGAAATGACTTCGGAAACATTCAACGAAGACTGCATGGCAGTCATGGCCCGGTATCCTGACAAGTATTTTGACTTGGCTGTGGTTGACCCGCCTTATTCAGAAACATTTAATACAGACGCTTGTGCTGACAATAAAGGCAAGAAAGGGAGCTACAAGTTAGACACGCTAAACAACCACTTACCAACGGAAGAATATTGGAACGAATTGTTTAGAGTATCTAAAAATCAAATTGTGTGGGGGGCAAACTGGTATGGGAAATATTTTGGTGTAGGTGGATTGGTTTGGTTTAAAGACAATACAGGAAATTACAGCCCTTGCGAATATGCTTACCAAAGTATTAACAATCACATACACCACTACCAATACAGGTGGAATGGGATGTTACAACAAAATATGAAGCAAAAAGAGGAACGAATACATCCAACCCAAAAGCCAGTTGCTTTATATGATTGGATTTTACAAAAGTTTGCGAAGCAGGGGGATTTGATTTTAGACACCCACTTAGGCAGCGGTTCCAGCCGGATAGCTGCACATAAAGCGGGGCTTTCTTTTGTCGGATGCGAACTTGACAAGGAATACTTTGACGCTCAGGAAAAGAGGTTTAAGGATTACGTTTCTCAACTCACGATATTTTCACATGATTCTTTCAATTCTAATCCCAACCGTTGAAGGCCGGGAGCCGTTGTTTAATAGCCTTGTTGAATCCATACAAAGGCAGATTGATGATGGTTATAAGTCAAAGGTTGAAATCCTGAGCCTAAAGGATAACAAGGAAATTACCATTGGTGAAAAGCGGAACAGGCTGTATGAAATGGCTAACGGCAAATATGCGGTTCAGATTGACGATGATGATGAGGTTTCCAGCTCGTTCGTGACGGCCGTTATAAAGGCGTTGAAGTATGACGTTGACTGCGTTGGATACCATGAGTATGGCACGGGTATGGGCCGTCCGTTCCGGTCGGACTTCTCGCTCAGATACAAAGAATGGAAGTCAGCTAACGGTAACGACTTGATTGGCGGTATTTTTAAACACGTTCGTACGCCTTTCCATAAAACGCCTATCCGGACGGAACTGGCTCAGTCTGTTAAGTTCAATGACCTTCGTTTCGGGGAAGACCATGAATGGGCAAAACGCATCTATCCGCTATTGCACACAGAAAGCTACATTAACGAGATTATGTATTTCTACCGCTACCAGCAGCAGGACCATAACAGTAAATACGGCATTAAATGAGTACCCGGTGCATTGTAAACGTAGGGGTTGGCGGCTGGTATCCTAAAGGGTCGGCAAGGTTGCGGGAAAGCCTGAAGGAAGTGGGCGAAAAGTCAAGTCAGCTTATTTATGTTGACCGGCTACCATCCGGGTCGCCAACACACGCCCAAAATATGTACACCTTCAAGGCGTATGCTTTGAAACAGGCTATCGAAACCTTTTCGCATCGGTACGTGCTGTGGCTGGATTCCAGTATTTATGCCGTGCATGACTTAGCCCCGGTTTGGGAGCGTATCGAACGGGACGGTTATTACTTCGTTGACAATGGTTTTAATCTTGCCCAGACGGCAAGCAACCGCCTGTTAAACGGCTTTGGCATTACAAGGGATGAGGCTGAACAGATGCCGGAGATAACCACCTGTTGCTTTGGCTTCGATGCACAAAGTGACAAGGGACTGGCGTTAATGGGTCAGTTTATGCGAGCGGCTGAGCAGGGGCTATTCAACGGTAGCCGGGTGTACGATCCTAATGATTCAGAAGATCCACGGTTCCTGTTTTGCCGTCACGACCAGTCTGCATTATCGCTAATCGCTGACCTGTTATCCATGCCGCCAAATGGAAAGTATGGTGAATTATTGGCCTATCGTAAGGATGGATACGAAATCTCGGAAAGTGTATGTTTGGTGAATTGGGGTCATTCATGAAATAAGCCCGAACGTCACCACACGTCCGGGCTAAACACAAACCTACATGAAAACAGCGGGACTAAGTTAATAATTTATTTGGAACACCCGCAACATATCCACCATCAATAACTTATATTTGTAACCGATGGCCATTCAATTTTGTACTACCTGTTACCCGCTGAGCGGAATCGCTTGCGGGGATGAATTGGTACTGGATACCGGATTAACGGCATTAACGACCTATTATGTATGGGTTAAAGACCGTTTTGACCGTATTTACGTTCAGGAGGTAATCGCAGAAGTTGATGGAAGCCTGATGGTTGACCTGACCGCTTTCCCGGATGGGCTGTTCAATAAATACGCCGGTTCGTTCCTGTTTACCGTGTCAACTTCGGATGAGGAGGATACGGAGGAGGAATTTACCATTGGCAGTGTTGACTACACCTGTTTCATTGTCACATTCTCGGATGAGGTAACGGTGCTATGATTCCGGTTGCAAAAATAGCGATCATGCTGCTGGCTAACGCTCTAATTATTAGGGGCTTATGGCGGGCTATGTCCGGTTCAATTGAAAGCCCTATGCTGCTAACGTGGCTCAGGCTGAAGGTTGAATATCACTTAGGAACCTTCTGGGCTAAACCGCTAACCAGTTGTCCGGCTTGCATGGCTTCATTTCACGGCACTTGGTTTTATCTGCTGTTCATGGATTGGACGCCGGTTAACTTCGTCCTGCTACTGTTATACATCCCGGCACTTAGTACGGTAACTGAATACATTCACGAAAGAATCTAATGACACCGCTCGCAGCCGAATATAAACGCATCTTGGAGGAAAACGGTTGGACGTTTGAGGGGGATTGTCCTGTATGCGGTGGTACGGCTTGGAAGTTCAGTTTCAATGGACACACGTTAAAAGTCAGAAAGGATAAAGACCGATTCACGCTGAAAGGTAGGAAGACCGGAACGCTTTCACCGATGACGATTAAAAGTTTACTACCCACACTCGAAAAATATGGACTTAGCACAAAGCAACCAGCCTGAAAGCTGGCCGCATCCGGTTGAGGAAGGTCACGTTATCGTGCCTGCCTTTAAAGATGCTGACGGCATTCAGTATTTCATGCTAAAGGATTTATTTAATTCCTTTGCTGGCCGTGCTTTGGATGCTGACGAAGTTTACACCAAATGGCAACGCAGATGCAGTGATGAGTTCCTGCGTGGATGGGTTGCTGCATTGGAACAGGAGGTCAACAGCCCGACCATTAAGATTCTCGAAATCGCTAAACTCATTCAGGCACTTAAAGAGCGTCTGGACTTTGCACTACCTTCGTCGCAGCTTATCTGGGAACTTGCCGCCGTTGCGTTCTTTGACGCTAACGAATCGCCGTATAAATACGACCCCGCCTACGGACGGGAAAAGATTGCACGGTGGAAGCGAACAGAAACGCTACCCGGCTTTTTTTTTCGTTGCCCGCTCAGGGATTTAGTCAGCTTGCCGGATATGTCCGAAGACGGTTTAGCCACCTATTTGAAAGCGGTGGAAGCGGTGAACGTGACGCATTTAGAACTTCTACTTTCCAAACTATCGTCGGCAACGCCGAAACCAGATTTCGTACAGGCATTAGAATCCGAAAGGAATTTAATCTCGACCCCCATCGGGTGAACCTGTATGAGTACTATTTGCTGCTTGAGCAGATAGATAAAATGGACAAGGCGGCCAATGGCTGAGAATGTAGTAATATCGTTTCAGGCTGACACAACCGGATTACAACCGGCTATCTCGCTACTTGAAAAGCTTGGGCAAATTGACAAGGCTACGGCTGACAAGTTTCGTCAGGAGACCCAAAGTTATCAGCAGCAGTTAGCACAAAGAGCTAATGCAACTACAGCTGCATTCGCTAATCTTGATCGCTCTATAAAAAGCATCAAGGTTGACAATACTTTAGCGAAGGCGTTAGACCAATCGGCTCCGGTTACTAAGACAGCTAACAGCGTTTCTTCCCTTCGCCAACAGGTACGGCAGGCTACGGCTGAGGCGGTATTGCTATCTCAGAAGTTTGGCGACCTCGACCCACGAGCTGTCGCTGCTGCTCAGGCGGCGGCTAAGTTAAAGGATGAGTTACAGGACGTAAACGCACGGATTAACGCTCTTAACCCGGAAGGAAAGTTTACCGCTATTGCTCAGCTTGCCGGTGGAATAGCCGGGGCGTTCACCGCCGCTCAGGGTGCTTTGGCACTTTTCGGGGCTGAATCGGAAGACGTTCAAAAGGCACTTTTAAAGGTTCAGGGCGCACTTGCATTGTCGCAGGGGATTAATCAAGTGCTTGGGCTGAAAGACGCTTTCACGAACCTGAAAGCGGTATTAGGATTAACCACGGCGGCTACATTAACCCAGACGGCGGCTACGGAAGGTCAGGCGGTTGCAAGTGAGGGGGCGGCGGTAGCTACAACGGCATTAAATAACGCATTAAAGGTTAACCCTATTCTAATTGCAGTTGGTGCGATTACGGCACTTGCCGGTGCTTACCTTTTGCTGTCTGAAAATTCGGATGAGGCCGCTCAAAACACCCGTGAAATCGCCGATGCACGGGTAGAGGCATTTAAGAGCGTTGAACGTGAACGTATTGAAGTTCAGTTACTTGTAAAAGAGTTCGGCAATGAGAATACCAGTCGTAGCCGGAAAAAGGAAATCATTGACGAACTGCAAGCGCAGTACCCGGCGTATTTCAAGAACCTGAACAGCGAAACGGCTACTGTTGACCAAGTATCTGAAGCCTATGGGCGGTTGACTAAAGCGTTGATTGTAAAGGCTCAGATTGATGCGCTGGTACAAAAGATTGCTGACGTTAATATCCAAAACTTTGAGGCTCAGGCTAAAGGTATTGACGGTCAGGTAAGTAAGATTGAGCAGTTCTTCCTGACCCTTTTAGGTGGTGCTGGTGTTCAGCAGATTGTAAAAAGTGGAACCGATCGGCTTGCTGAAAGTCAGGCAGAGGCGGCTAAACAAACTGAGTTCTTTGAGAAGGCTATTCAAAAACTTCAAAAGGAACTTGACAACTTAGGCGGCGATCCTAATAAGAGGATTTCAGATAACAAGGCGGCACTGGACACGCAGAAACGGGACACTGAAAACTACTTTGCTAATGCGATTAGCCTTATTGACCAGTTCTATAATGAGGAACAGGCACGTAACGCCCAAAGTTCGGATGATCTTGAGTTTGTAGCTAAGCAGGACGTTGAAACAGACCGCAAGCGGTATCGTGAAAAGATTGCGGCGGCTGTTCAGTTTGGTGAAGATTACAGCCAGTTCCTAAAGCAGTTACAGGAGTTAAATGCAAAGAATCCGGTTACGCCTACTGTTAAACTTGACCCGGTAGGTGCTGCCCGTTCGCTTGGTTTTACCGATGAAGACATTGCCAACGCTCAGGATCGGGCGCAATCATATTACCAAAGTGAGGAGGAGCGATTACAGCAAAACTTGGATGAAACCCGGCGGCTGGAAGGATTGAAACAGGATGTAAGGCAACAGGTGTACCAGCAGTCACTTGCCGCCTTCAGTTCGTTCTTAGACGGCCAATTTGAGTTACAGGCTCAGGCAAATGAACGGCAACTTGAGCAGCAACAGGAACAGATTGACGCTGAGGCAGAACTTAATAAGTCCCGTTATGACAAGGGGCTGATTGGCATTAAAGAGTTCCGGGATACTGAAAAGAGAATTGAAGAGGAGCGTAAAAAAGCTGCCGATGATGCACGTAAGCGGGAGATTGAATTGAAGCGAAAACAGGACATTGCCACAAGGGCACAAGCTATCTTTGAGATTGTTGTAGCTACGGCACGTAACATAGCGCAGCAGCCAGGTCCGTTCGGTTCGCTCGTTCCTTTCTGGGTAGCATTGGGAGCAGCACAATCAGCCGCCGTTATCGCCCGACCACTTCCTAAGTACCAAAAGGGTACGCTGTCCCTGCAACGTGGAAACAATCCAACCGGAACCGATACTATTCCTATTCTTGCTAACGAAGGTGAGGCAATTATTCCGACTGATAAAAGCAGGGCGTACAGTCCTACGCTGGATGCGTTGTATCATGGAAAGATTAGCCCGAAGGAACTGAACGCAATGGTGACCTACCGGCTGAAGGAAGGAAAAGGTAGCAAGCCGTTTACTATTGATTACGACACACTTGCGAACAAACTGGGTTCTGAAATCGCTTGGCGTATTAAGGATGGTCGGGTACGTGTAACAAATTTTGGTGAATTGGCATCGGTACTTTCAACAGATAACGTATTTAACCGGAACCGTTAATGTATCGGTACTATATAAATAGCACTTTGGTAGATGAGGCAATCGGCTTTGACCGTTTCGTCACGTCTATTAAACGTGACCGGACACTACGGGGCATCGTGGTTACTCAGGACGCTACGCTGACATTTGTTGGTAGTGGCTATGACTTGCTTTATGGTTACAAGCAGACCGAAGGCTTTGACTATACAGCCGACCTGCTCATCCAAAAGACAACTGACGGCGGTTCCACGTGGAACAACTGGCACGAAGGAAAGATATTCATTTCGGACATTGAGTGGGATGAAAAGGAATTGAAGGCTACCACGAAGATTGTGGATAACGGGTACTACGCCCGTATCAATAACAATAAGAGCGTAGGCATACCGCTTTACGGGGAGTTCAGTAAGAACAACGTAGCCATTACGCCGTGTACCGAATACGACCTTAAATTATTTGAACCGGCAAGCGGAACCTATTACACTATTACCCGTCCGAGCGGAGGGGAGAAGGCGTTCACGGCCTTTAAGGTGCATGACGTTTTGCGGTTCATGGTCGAGTGGATGAGTGACGGTGAGATTTCATTTGAATCGGAAGCCTTACAGGACGGCGGTGAGTTCGGGTACTATGCACTCACTACTGGCCGGGTAATTGAAAACGGGGATCCGTCCATTGTGTACTCCCCTCCTATCTCATATCCAGGTGTAAGCCTTGAGCAGTGGCAGAAGTCGCTGGATACCATTACATTTCAGGATGCGTTGAACAACGTAGCCAAACGGTTTAACCTGTGGTGGTCCATCGTGGATACCGGCGGCGGGCTTGTCTTTAAACTTGAAAAGGAACAGTACTGGAGAAACAACGTTAACTTACTGACTTGCAGCACTATTGACGGCCTTAAATGCCGTACCAATAGTGACCTTCTCTATGGCAAGGTATCATTCGGTCAGGGGGAAACCGATACAAGTTCGTACCTGAGTTTCCCGGAGGAAATCGAGTTCATTGGATTTAAGGATGAGGATCTTCCGGTTGTGGGGGAATCAAACGTAGCGGATAACACGCTCGACCTTAAAACTACATGGATAAGCAGCAGTAACGTCATTGAGGCACTACTAATAAACGGCCTTGAAGTTGACCGGGATTTCGATAGTAAGAAGTTCATCATTCAATGTGAGGATGATTCAGGGGCGTTAAAGGCTATTGCTACTAATAACCTTGACGGGTCGAGCGTTCGGTACTATAACCAGTCGCTCACTAACGCTGAGATTTCCACCCGCTTCGTCGAGGCTGTCCCAAATTCGCTTGCTGTTTACTTAGGAACCGAAACTGGTTACTTTGTGGCCCGTGGTGAAGGCAATCTAACGGCTATCAACATAAGTACGGCGGCGAATTTTGACGCTGTAATCGGTAGCAATCTCCTGTTTGAAAACGACTATGATACGGGAACTTATGAGGTTCCGGTAATCAATGTCGGCGTACTTTCATCGCAGACTTCCGACCCGGATACCGTGTACGGCGGGGCTATCGTTCAGGGCAACCCGGTTAACACGGCTAACAGCTATTTCACGGCTCCGGCTTCAGGGCGGTACGCATTTACCGCCGGAATGGTTTACTTATGGACACCCCATTCATCTGTAAGGTCAGCGACTATTAAGCTAAAGGCATGGGTTACGGATAACGCCGGAACCTATCAATATGACATTGATATTGCTTCCATGATCGCAGCATCCGGTTTTAATCAGATTGCCGGAACGGCTTACGTCAACTTAGCAAGCGGCGAGCGGGTGTATGTTCAGCCTTATGGCATTGTCACGCATACAGCATTCAGCGTAAACAATTCCAGCATCCAGTTCTTTTCCGGTCGCTTCTTTGCTTGTACGTCCGTTGGAACAGGTGGCGGTGTGTATCAAACCTACGACCCTACGGCTATTCCGATTTATAATTACGAGTTCGATTATCCGGTAGTTGAGGATGATTTCAACTCAATTCGTTCGGCTGTTGCCGGAAAGATTACGTTTAAAAGAGATGAAGGCAGGCAGCGTTCGGGATGGATTGATTCCATGAAGTACAACCACCTGACCAATCAGGCTAAATTCATCATAGCAAGCAAGGACAGATAATGGCAATAGTACCGATTCCTAACCAGCCCATTAACTTACAGCCGCCGAACGTTGACCCGTGCAACATCGGCGATAATAAGGAGTATTGTACGTTATATCAGACGGACGGTGTTGGTTATGTCCAGTTCCGGCAGACACCTTGTTATGGTAACATTATCAGTGAGGGCAACTTTGCAACAGTTGACGATTGGACGGCTGACGCCGGATGGGATTATCTGCCCAATTCGCAGGGTGCATCATTAAGTGATGGAAGCTATCGGCACGTACCGGGTACTACTGATGACCTTGTGCAAACGGTAACGGCTGTTAACGGTAAGTATTGCAAGGTTACATTTACCGTATCAAATCGTACCGCCGGTGAGATGGAAGTGTTTATCGGTGGAACATCAGCCGGAACTATTGATGAAAACGGAACCTTCAGCCTGTATGCGGTGGCAGGGGTTACCGGAGAACTGAAGTTTACAGCCGATTCAGACTTTGACGGAACAATAAGCTACGTTTCGCTGTTCATTCTGCAAAACAGCTTCACGGCCACCATGCTAAATGCAGACGATGGAAGCGTAGCGGCGGTCCAGCCTTCGTTTAGCTACAACTATAACAAAGACTATGTTACGGTCCAATGGTCATGGCAGGACGTACCGGAAGGATGTTATAAGGTTTCAATTGGCGACCCGTGCGACCCCGGCACCTCGTCTGAGATACTGCTTAATCCTTCGTTTACGTCTTTAAGTAATTGGACGATAGTAGATAATGAACCATCAAGCACGCAATGCCTTTCAATTTCAGGTGGAAATTTGAATGTTACAAAGGTTGTTAGCGGAAGTGTGGAAGGTATTTCAGAATACGCATACCAACCAATTGCGTTCACTACTGGAAATTGTTATTACAGGTTTTCAATTACATTTGGAGCAGTTGACAATGCGTTCATTACCGCAAGCGATACGCTGATAACAATTGCGCTTACAGACGGGTCTTCGTATCCATTTACGGCTATTACATACGGGTCTTTTATTCCGCAAGCAAACACAACCATTTACTTTGATTGGTACGGCAACCTGACTAATTACGATGACCCAACGTTCGTAATCTTTGTTGAAAGCAACGCAACAGGTGGCGGAACGGGAGGAGAATACATGGAGATAGCATCCGCCAGCCTTAAAAAGGTTTACGATTGCGCCGATACGAGTGAAACGCTGGTAAGTAATTGCCTTGCCGTTTCAACGGAACACGATTGTGCAAAGCGGATTATTGGTGACTGCTATTTAGGTAGTGACGTGGTTAAATACGGTTTCATGTTTGACGGCTCGTTCCGACTTGACCAAATGGCAAGGTTCCTGAAGTTCAACCCGTCCTACCCGGTCAACTCAGACGACTATAAGTTCAGTAGCGGCACGCAAAGCCTGACCTACGCCAGCCGTGAGAAGTTCTACGATGGACTTCTGGACTATGCCGATGAAACATTCCACGACAGCTTTTCAACGCAGGTGCTTTGCGATTCTTTCACCATTGATACGGTAGCGTATTTCGTTAAACCGGATGATTACAAACCTGAATGGGACAAGGACGGACGGCAACGACTGGCGCAGGCACGGATTCAGCTTTCTAAGAAAACAAGTATAATCAGTTCAAACTAAACACACGCAAATGGAAAAGAAAAAACGAGGCCGACCGCCAAAGAACAAAGTTGCAGAAAGTCAACAGATTGACGTAGCAAATGACCCCACACAAAACCATGCGGAGGTATTGCAGGCGTTGATTGACGATGCTAAAGCGGATGATAAGAAAGAGTGTGGCGTATTGCTGCTGGCTACCGGACACCCGTATTACACACACTTAGCGGCTAACCTTGCCAATTCAATCAAGTATCAGAATCCACAGACGCATATTACGCTTCTGCATGATATGGCCGGTGTTAATCAGCTACCGGATGAGCGCAAAGCTGCGTTTGATACTATCACTCCTATTCCGCAAGAGTTCTATAACGGTGACCCGTATTATGTCAAGTTGTGCCTTGACCTTCTTACGCCTTATAAGCGCACGTTGTACCTTGACGTGGACATGATATGTACTTCCGCAAACAAAACGGTTGAAAGCCTGCTTGATGAGTTGAATGGAGTTGAATTTACCATAGCTAATCGTGGTCGGATTGCCAATACCGAAATGTTCAGCCAATGGGCAAAGTTAGAGGATATGAAAGTGGCTTATGACATTGAGGGTATTTATGATGTATCATCCGAAGTCGTTTACTTTGAAGGCCAACCGGAAGTATTCAAGATTGCCCGCCGTGTATATGAGGAAAGGGTACTGGACATTGAAAAGTTCGGAGCGGGTTACCCGGATGAGTTCTTTACATCAATCGCTATGGAGAAGGCGATGGTTCGCCCGCATGAATCGCCGTGGCTTCCGTCCTACTGGATGAATCACTACTTTATGAAGCCTAAGCCGTTCAACATCGTTCAAGATAACTTCTACTTCTACTCCATAGGTGGAAGCCGTCAAAACGATCAGCAGCGCAAGCAATACAATCTATTAAACGAACATTTCCATTATCGTATGGGGGGCAAACCTAACACCCTCTATAAAATTAACTTTGACAAAAGGAAAGTGAATAAAGAACGCCACAGCAAATAATGGCAACGGTAAACATTAAAGAGTATCACAACAAAGGTACTCAAAGTAAGATAGTCCAGAAAGCGCAAAAGCTGGAACAGGATATACGGGTACACCTTGACGGGTTAGTACCTAAAGAACTTGTTTCAAATCGGAGGCCTAACGAGAGTAAGGACGCTCAAAAGTACCGGGAGGAAATTTGGCAAGCGGTTACAAAGCAATTCTTTTCAGGGGTCATTATGTCACTGCAAAAGATTCGCAAGTCAGATGACTACGTTTACCGTTGGAACGAAAACGCACGGCCTGTTAACGTAGCGTCCGATGAGTTGCTGCGTACTTACATCGAGCAAAGATTCCCGCTCTTTACATCGTTGGATAACTGGTACTGGGCCGTATGTTTCCGAAACGCTATGGCAGACGGTAACGCAGTTTCTATTGTATGGCCGGAAAACATTGAAAAGCAGGATAACGAGTATTTCCGTCCGGTTCCGCACATCTTCTCATCCAGCCAAATTCGTGAACACAGGCCGGGTGAACTGATCGTGGTTAAGTCCGATGAGGAAGCGTACTACGTTAGCGGAAACCGCCAGTACGAGGCGGCTGTGTATTATTCAGCAGACAAGGAAAGCATTGTCCGGTATGTGCAATCAGACGCTAAGGGCAATTTCCAAGCCTTTGAGTTTTTTCACAACTTAGGTTACCTGCCGGTTGTTTCACTTCGTGGAGAAGTCACCGATGTTAATGCTTCCGGCGTACTGGCTGTTTCACGTCTGTATGGAATGGTTCCTTATCTGAACGAGGCGGCTCGTGAGTATAGCGATATGCAGCTTGAGGTTGTCCAGCACATCCATTCAACGCTGTGGACGGTTCAGGCGGCTGAGTGTAAGGAATGCAAAGGGGTTGGTAGTATTGCGTCACAGGATGGCCCGGTTAAGTGTCCATCATGCAAAGGCAAAGGACACTACCCGATGAACCCCGGTGAAATCTTTGTCCTGCGTACTCCCGGCCCAGGTGAATCGCAGGTTCCTACTCCTCCGGCTGGCTTCATTCAAAAGGATATTGAGATTGCCAAGCTGCAAAACGAGCGTATTATTTCCCACTTCTACAATGCTTATTCGGCTATTAACTTCGAGTGGAAGATGAATGTTCCGCTATCTCAGAGCGGTATTGCTAAGCAGTTCGACCGGGCTGAGTTCACTAACTTCGTTTATACGGTAGCGGAGGATGCTGTTCGCCACATTGATGAACACATCCGTATCATTTGCGACTACCGTTATGCCGGGGTAATTACTGACCCGATGCGCCGTATTGAAATACTTCCCGTGCTTTCGGTTCCTGTTAAGTACGACATTCTTCCGGAGAGCTACCTGACCGATGAGATTAAGAAGCTACGGGACGCAAAGGTCAGCCCTGTAATCATTAACGCCGCTGAGATTGAGTACGCCAATAAGAAGTTCAACGCAGATCCGTCAGTACGCGACAGGGTAAAAGCCACTTACGAAATTGACCCGTTTGCCGGTGTTCCAGAAGATGAGTTATTGGTACGCTTACAAAACGGAGTAATTAGCAAGGAGGCGTACTATCTTCATGCCAACATCCTTTATCTAATTGACGAGGCAATTGCAGCAGATACTAACTTCCTTAGCTATCCGGTAACTCAAAAGCGGGAAATCCTGTTAGACATGGCACGGAAGGAACTTACTCAGATGCTTCCAAGTAGTCAGGTGTTAAATGCTTTAAGCGGTTTAGAAGGTGGCGCAGCAGGCAACGATCCGGCAGCTTCTTAACCTACTGGACGGAAGCGTAAACAGCTTCGTTGACGGACTACCCGAAATCCAACGGGCAACCTTTGACAAGCTAATAACGCTGCTTAAAGAGGTGGATGTAAGGGATGGGACTATCCAAAATTCCATCCGTAACATTCGCCTATTGGGTTCCATCAAAAAGGAACTCGATGACCTTGTACTGAGCAATAAGTACCTGAACTCTGTTAAGGAATTTGTGACGGCATACGGGACGGTAGCACGGTTAAATGACCGATATTTCTCAGATGTTGCAGACCGCTATAAACCCCCGGCGATGCTATCAGAGGTCAGAAAACAGGCGGTTAACGATGCTGTTTCATATCTGACGGAAAGTGGCATAGGGGCCAATTATACGGACAAGTTGCGTGACATGATTAAGACCGCTATAACGAGCGGTGGGGGTTATGCAACGCTAACGGAAAGTCTTAGGAAAACGATCTTAGGAGGTCCACAGGAGGACGGCGCGCTGGTTAAGTACGCCCGTCAGATAGCTACGGACGGAATCAATCAATTTAACCGTACTTACATGAAAGCGGTTACGGATGATTTAGGGTTCAAGTGGTTCAGGTACACAGGTAGCAATCTACGCACTTCACGGCCTTTCTGCCTTGCAATGACACAGCCTGAAAATGAGTATTTCCACATTTCACAGGTCAGCAATATCATTAAAGGCTACCTTAACACAGGAAAGGTTTCAACGCAAGGGTTAAACAAAGAAACCAATACCACCAACTTCTTTATTTATGCTGGAGGATACAACTGCGGTCACTCTATTATCCCCGTACCGGATGCGCTGGTGCCGGAAAAGTTTAAGGCGGCTATTGGGGCGGCGGAAACGAGAAAACTGCCTAATATAAAAATAGACACTTTCGGGAGTGGAACAGAAACAATAAAAAAAGAAGCGGGAAAATATGCCGAAAAAATTGGACTAAATGGTGATATTGAGATAAAAGCCATGAAAAGCTCTACTTCTAACGGCGGTGTGAAATTTGTGGAAGATGCCGACGGGAATTATTATTTAGATACTAATACTTTGTATTTAAACATTAACAGGGAGGGAACTATGGAGGATGTGGTTCGCACAATGGTACACGAAATGACGCACCTTAAACAAGGTCAGGAAAAAAGATTGGTTGTCAAACCGCTACGGGGAACGCCTGAGCGGGGAATATATTACTGGGATGGGAAGCCAGTTTTAACAATTAAAGAATATGAAAAAATAGGCAAGCAATTAAGAAGTAATAATGATAAAATAAGAGATGCGGCTCGGGTGAAATATAGAAATCTACCTTGGGAAAACGAGGCATATAATGCTGGAGACAACTACGAAAACGAAGAGTTGAGAAATGTAACATATAAAGAAATTTCAATCTTCAAATGAAAAAAAACATAGTTAAGAAAAACAAGGCGAATAATACTAAGCCTAAAAAAAATCGCTTGAGAGAAAAAACAACCGAACCGATGGAGGACTTTATTCCTATTCCTCCGGGGCTGTAATTTATCAACAGCCTAACAGCGTCTATTGGGGCGGATGCGGTTTAAACTCTTTCCGTTTTGGAAATAGTTGTCAATACGAGATTAGGAATTGAGATATTAGCCTTGTTCCCGGCTTAACATTTACAACCTTGCTATGTGACAGAATATGCGAAACAATGAAAACACCGTCCTTAGTTTTTACCTCCTTTTTATCAAACAATGCAGCCTCTAAATTCTCATCACTTAACCACATTGCAAACGAATCGTAAGAAACCATTCCGGTACCCCAATGTGTAGGTGTCTTTGCGGCAACCCGCCAAATAGTCCTATGGCCTAACTCGATTTCATCAACAAGCCTTCCCGGATGACTTTCGGGTGTGTAATGGAATTTGGTTAGTGAAAATGTCGTCCCTAAATCGTCCTTCAAAATATCGTATTGCTCAATCGGTTTCCAAGTTGCTTTCATAACCCTAATAGTAGTTTAGTCTTATTCTTTTCTAAAGAATATAATTACATCTTGCCCATATCTTTCAAATCATCTATAATGCTTTGTGGCATTCCCTTTTTAACACCAACGAACTCAACTTTATCATATTCGGATTTATCCAAAACCTTAAATGGCTTTTCGTAGTCGTTTTTACCATGCGAACTATCTGAGCATAATTGATAATAAAGACCATCATCTTTTAATATGATCCGCCTTCTTTCATTTGAAAGCCTTCCGCAATAAAATTGTGCATATTTCGGCAATTCAGATAATGGTATTTTATCTAAATCAAATTCATTTCCGTTCAACTCAATTTTGTATTCATCGGCGTTCCAATATGGATGACCATCTGGATAATGCAATTTCAATACACGTTCCATGATTTGAATGTTTTATTAACTACCCAATAGCAACTTAGTCTTATTCTTTTCTGCCCATTCCGCTAAAATGTAATTGATAGCGTGTGACTGGTTGGCTTGCCGGTTGCTGCTCAGTTTAGCCTTAACCAAATTCACTACCTGTAAATTTTCATCACACAGTCGAACCCTGACCGTGCTACATTCGGGGTCTTTTCTTGCTCGTGCCATTGTGTTTAGTGTGCTTTTATATGCCTTAAAAATAGCAAGTTATCCGATACCGTAGCACCCGCCCGGTACTTTTGTTTTAAACAATTACGGGCCTATGCCAACCATCGGAGATTTCATCAACACCCTTGCAATTCAGGCCGGGATTCCGGCTGATAACGAAGAACTTAAAAATTTGCTGTCCGCTATTGGCGGTAGCACTGTCACCGTACCGGATACGCTGACAAAAGAGATTAACCGTGGACTTCTGACCCTCGATGCCGCCCGGAACAACGACACCCTGAAAGACCATTTCTACGCCCTTTTCGCTAACGGAGGGGAAGCGCATTTGAAGCGGGTGGCCGAGGAACTCGGATGGGACGCTCAGACCACCGAACAGGTCATGGCCGAAAAGACGCTCATGGCTAAGTATTCTAAACTGGTCGAGAAAGTACGGGCTGCTCACGATGCCGGTAAGAAACCAGCCAAAGAGGTCGAGGAGCAGATTGCCAAACTGAACGCTGACCTGCTGGCTGCCCGTGAGGCCGCTAAGACAGCCGTAGAACAGGAGCGTACCGCATGGGTGTCACGCCTTCAAAATCAAGCTATTGAAGGTACGCTGGCCTCATTTGAGTACGGTATCGACCTCCCTAAAGAAATCGCTATTGAAACTGCCAAAGCACTTGTTAACCGCAAACTGGCTGAGGCAAAATATAAGGTTGGGTATGATCCCGACAACAATGCCATCTCGCTGCAAACGGAGGCCGGGCTTGCCGCCTACGAAAACAATGCTCCCGTTGTTTTTAAGGACTTTGCTTCCCGCATCCTCGCAGATAACAAACTTTTGAAAGTGGCCGCACCGGCTCCCCCGGCTCCCGGCAATCCACCCAAACCCGCTAACGGCTGGAATCCGGTACAAGTACCAGTTCCTGCCAACAACGGTAAGCCTGCCCCTGCTGGCCTTGACGCCCTTATGGCCGCTCAGGCTGAAGCTGCTCAGGCTTTTAATCACTAATCAAACTGATAATTAACAAATGGCTAATGGTGTTGCCAAACCGCTACTCGATGACCTTATGGTCGTTGCTGGTGGCGCATATCCGGGCGTAAAAGTTGACGCTCACGGATTCCTCGGAATGGTCATCTCTAATACCGCCCCCGGCGATATTAAAGTAAACTCCGCTCTGGGTCACAAACAACAAGTTGACATCAAGTACAAACAGCGTTACACGAAAGCCCAAACCGATACATCGCTTTCCTGTGACAACGTGCTGACCCCTTCATGGAGTGAGGCTACGGTGGCTGTGAACAACGTTCGTCAGATCGCTATCCATTGGGATGACGAAACGATTGCAACGTATATGGCTGATGCTTCCGCTCGTGCTGCTGTTCCGGGTTCCTCCCCTTCGGCTTCCGTTATCTCGGAAATCCTGACCGACATTAAGCACGCCGCTAACGCAATTATGGACGGCGTAAATGATGACCTGCTCGGATTGCTTACTTGGGGTAAGAATCGGGTTACCGGAGCTTCTACCGCCACCTCGATTAACTTCTCATCGGATACTTCCGTACAGAAGTTTACCGAAGGTTTTCCCCGCCTTTTGGGTGACTACCGTAAGAACAACCTGACTGGTCGCCCTCAGATCGTAGGTGCTGGAAACTTCGCTAACGTGGCACTCGCTCAGGCTATGAAAGTAGGTGCTGACCAGTTCGGTTACGACTACCGCCTTGCGCTGGCTGGCTTCGACTTTTGGATGGATCAGGACTTCGATGACGTTGTAGGTAGCAACGTAATCGGCGTATTTGAGCCGGGTTCCGTGAAAATTGTTGAGTACAACCGTTACACCGGATTCAAGGCTGGAAACAAAGGCGTTTCTGAGTTCTTCCAAGTCGTACTTCCTTACGTTGACCCGGTTTCTAACAGCGTGGTCCCGGTTCGCCTTGACGCTCAGTTGAAGTATGCCGATTGTGCCGAAAGCTATACGGACGCTTATAGTGGTCAGTCTGTTAGCCTTGAAAAAGGTTACAACCTGATCCTTTCTAAGACGTTCGGGCTGTTCCAGATTCCGGCTGACGCTTACCGCCATGAGGACGCTCAGCGTTCTGTTAACGGCGCACTGCGTTACTCGGTAACAACCAACTGCGATACTTGCGCTTAATGGAGTGCTTGCGTAATCGCATCGGATTGGAAGGGTGTGGGGCCACAAGCCCCGCATCCTCCCTTTTCGTTAACTCCCTTCCGGGTATCTCGGTTAAAAGCATTGCCGCCATGTCAACCGATGAGGCGGCTACTTATTTGGACGTATGGGACAAGATTCAGACCCGCACCATTTACCGTTTTGCTACTGAACTTCGTTCGGCTCTTGCATCGAAGTATAAACTTGCCTCCGCTTTAAAATCCTTCGACCTCGGACAAGTAATTGACGCTACGGATACAATCGCCGGTGTGGCTAACGAATACCGTGGCGTTACTTTTTACCTTGCTAATGGCATTGAAAACGACCGTAAACGCAGCAATTTTGCAGCGCATTACGTCAAAGAAATTAAATTCTATTCCATAGGTGTAGTAAACGGGGCCACATTCAAAGTATATGATTGCCTGTCAGGTGCGACCCTATGGAGCAAAACCCAAGACCTTGCAATCGGTTGGAACACCGTTAACGTAGGTCAGACATTCACCGTGAATAAGGTTTGGGTTTGTGTTCTTGCAACATCAATCACTACCGTAGAACTTGACATCGAGGAGATTTCCGGCTGTTCGGATTGCGGTGTAACGGTTTACGGAGCAAAAGGGACGACCGCTACGGCACTAACTGAAGGCGATAACGCTTTCGGGCTTTCTGTGGTTTATTCAGTCGTGTGTAAGCTGGATGCGCTGGCCTGTTCGCTATCAGAAACTTTCGACCTCCCGCTATGGTATCTGCATGGTTCGGAACTGATGCTGGAGCGACTGACCAGCGACAGAAAAAACCCGTGGACTATTAACCGTGAACAGGCAAAAGAACTGAAAGACCATTATGACGCTGAGTTCGAGCGGACGATGAAGCTGGCGGTTGACGGCCTGACGCTCGATGCTTCAGACATTTGCTTTGAATGTTCGCCACTTGTTTCCATTAAACAAAGCCCACTTTTCGGATGCTGACCTACGAAAGCAATATAGGCGAAGTATCGGCACGGCTTTCATCCGAACTGAAATCCTTTGAGGCGGGTGGCGCAAATTCCGACATCCTGTTACGGGCGGTCGCTGTGTCGGCTCTTTCTGAGATAAAAGTCAGGGTGCATAGGGACGGAACTAACAGCAAAGGAACGCCAATCGGAACCTACTCAAATTCATATTTAGCACGTAGGCAGAAAGCACCTTATAACCGAACCGGTGACAGTAAGGTAATCTTTAGCTTGACCCGGAACATGGAAAACGACCTTACGGTCACCGCTGGAGATAACGGTTCATACGACATCGGATTCAATAACCCCGATAACGCAAATAAAGCCGACTGGCTGCAAAACGGAACTAAGGCCACCACGGTAAAGGCTCACCGCCGTGACATCTCCAAACGGACTAAAAAGGGTGCTATCCGTAAAGGTGAATCTGAGCGCATTGTAAACGTGAAGTCCCATAGTCGGAAAGGATTCAAGGGATTCGGAAAGGTCTATAACCTGACTGAACAGGAGCGAACCTTGCTGCTTTCTAAGGCAAACGAAATCATTAACCAGCTTTTCAATAAATGAAACTTATTAAGCCGATAGTGGACTACATCAACAGCACCCTGCAAACAGGTAAGCTGAACGGCTACCATTGGCAGTCCGCTAAGTGGTTCGGCGTTTGTGACGTGTCGGCTGGCGTTGATGAAGATGGGAAGGTTGAATACTTCGTTCACTACAACGGACAGGACGTAACTCCTGACGATACCTACCCGGCTACCGTTTACCATCGCTGCTTAGGTGTTCAATTCCCTGCTGCTGGTGGCTCCTTTGGTGACGGAAATCAGACCGTGCGTGTACGCTATAATATGCGTTCGGTTGTATTCGCCGATCCTGAAAAGATTAAAATGGAACCATGTGACCTTGCGTTCCTGTTTTGCGCCGGGTTTCCATCTGAGGTAAAACGTACCGTTCTGAATCTGAACGGTGTATATAAATGTACCATCACAGCCACCGGGGCTGAAGTGGAAACAGAAAAAGTATTTAAGGGAGAATTTGGGGTCGCTTACACGGCCAATCTTAGCCAGTCGATACTGATTGCGGTTAACTACGGTATCGAAATTGAAGCCGACAGGACTTGTCTTTCCTGTCAAGATTGTAACTAAATAGAAAGGACTAACAATGTCATACTACTTTCCTACGTCCAACTGTGGCGGTGGCGCAATCCCGGACTACACCTGTAATCCGTGCGTAACCCCTGAGTTTGGCCGTGTGCGAAGCGTGGCGTTGGTGCATTCCTCATACGTTGCTACCCTGCAAGCCAACCCCACCAATGAAACGCTGTGGACTACCGGAGTTGATACTGGCGTGGTTTACGCTGTCTATAAAACTCAAGGAAGCTATGACGGTGGAACCACCTCTGAACTTCCGGGCTTTGGCGATAACGCTACCAGCAACGGGAACACCACCCACATCCTTACCTATCGTGACCCGAACTACGGCGATAACTGCGACTTCTACAACGCAATTCGTCAATCATCTGAATATCATCTTGTTTACCGGACGGAGAATTACATCCACTTCACGGGCGCACCTGTGACGCTGGCCCCTAAGAACCCGGTTCAGGATGACGTTAATAGCTATGTTGTATGGGAAGTTCAGTGCAAGTGGACCAGTGGCGATAGCCCCTGCCCAGTTGCCGGACCTGCTAACTTCTTCGATAGCTGCGTGGTTAATGGTTAATTACCAAATAACAGCCCCGTAAGGCTGTTACTTTAAACTAAACAGAAAAAATGCACAATCACATATTCCGAAAAATTGACGCCGCACGGCTTTGCGAGCAGAAGTTAGGACTCGCAGCCGGTACAATCGTATCCGTTGACGCTGATAATGATGGCATGGTTGACGGCGAACTCGTTATACTTCACTCGGATGACCTTGCTACTCTTCAGTCCGGCGGTGTTGCATCCGATACTGTATACTTCGGTGACTTGATTATTGAGGGTTATGAAGCTTCAGGTGTTGTTATTCAAACTGATGCTGGCGGGGCAAGGTCATGTAACATCAATTACAGCTCATCAAAGCTACCCGTCGGCAATCAAATCAACTGCCTGATGTTCGATAATGTAGCCGACTACGCAGGCGCATCCGCTCACTTCTACGGTTGGAAATTCTCTTACGGATCGTGAGAAACTACCTATTCGGCATAAAGGATATTATCGCCTTGTTGGAGGCTGAAAACGGTATTACCATTGCTTCTGCCGAACCGGCTTATTTGCTTAATGACGAGATTTCCGCTTTGTCTGGGGTTGATTCAGATGGACTTGTATGGTACTTCGGCGACTTCGTTATACACTCGACTGAAAGCTACTTCCCCTCTGCCATCGCTAGTAACATCGGCGCGTTGGTGGGGGACGTTGACACGCTGGCTGTTTTGAATAACTCAGGTCAACCTATTGTAAACTCTTCCATTCATCGAGGAGTGCTTTGGAATAAGATTGCCGATTGGAACTTCCTGTCCGGCCACTTCTACGGGTACAAGTTCACCCGGCAGCGGGAGTATGTAGTCCAGTCTAAAACTATTACAACGGCAGTAGGTTGGAGCAATGTAGGAACTGTCTATACACACTCATCCGGAACATTAGCGTTAGCGGCAAGTGGCGCATGGGCGGTATCTTCTCAGCTACGCATTACAATTACTGTTACCGGAATGACTTCCGGACAGCTTACCCTTGAGTTCGACTCCGGAACAGTTGGCACTATTACATCCAATGGAACCTATACTTACACATTCAACACAGGAGCATTGGATTCAGCTTTATACCTGACACCTACCGGAATTTTTGACGGTTCCATTGATACTGACACTCTTATCATCGAAAAATACACCTAACCCATGCAAGTAAAAGTCTACTTCTCGCAATCTCTGAACCAGTACTCCATCGAGTTCCCGCATTTCGACTTACTGGTAGGCATCACGCCCAACGGCCCGGAGAAACTCAAAGCCAACTACGAAGACGCCGAGGAGTGGCTCTTCGGTGGTGACGTAACCGGGGCTATTGAAAACGTGGCATCCACAAACAACGACTTCGGGCTGACCACCGCTCAACTGCTGCTCATTATCGCTGACGTTCTTTCGGAATAAGTTATGACTAGTAGCAATACAAGGATATTAGCCGCTTCCGTTGCTACGCTTGCCGTGGTGGCTACGCTATTCATTAGGTTTGGCGTTACTTCTAATGTTCGTGGCTTTTACATTAACGAGTATTCTACCATTACCGCCTCGTCCACGGTACGTCAGACAGCAGCAACTTGGCTATCAGGTCAGGGTGCTAATCTTGCTGCTATTTACGGGGCTACATCGGATATGACTACAACGAGCGGACGGGCTAAGGTTTCAGACCTTGTACTCCGTTACCGCCGCTCTGGTGTTCGTTCCATCGGATACCCTTACGGATCAAGCACGGGAGTTCTTTCAAACCTTGCTACCTATAATCGTAACGTAACCGACAGCGCAAGGTTTGATTTTGTTGTAAGCGAAATTGAACCTTACAATACAGGAGATTACGTTGGTTTCTATAAATCGCTACGTGAGGTATCAAATTGGACTAAGGCTAACGGGCTGCAATCGGCTGTTTATATGGGCTGGCCTTCAGAAGCGGCATGGGACAGTATCGCCCGTAATGCTTCACGGGTGTATTTGCATTGCTACCGGCCTTCCGCTTCCATGTCAGGATCGTCGCAATTTGGCTACTGCCGCACAAGATTAGTAACACTTGCGGCCAAGGCTAAGGCTATCAAAAAGCGTGTAAGCGTTGTGATAATCTACTCATGCGAACCTGAATTTAGTTACACATACTATCAGGGAAATGCGTGGTGGAAACCAATCGAAGATTTTAAGGCCGCTTGGAACACATCGGCAACAAGTGATATGAAACAATGGTTAAGCGTTGACGGGACGATGATATTCGTATCCCGTTACGCAAAAGAGATTAAGCCGTGAGTATGACGGACATAAAGGCATTATTATTTGATTGGGGCGTACCTATCCTCATCGGACTTGTGGCCTACTTTTTAAGACAAATGGCTCAGGACTTACGAAGCGTATCCCATGACATTACCGAAATCAAGGAAACCGTAATCAAGCACGGCGTTACGATGGAAGCACTTGAACGCCGTGTTGACAAGATAGAATCTAAACTGGACAACTAATAACCCTTAAACAAACACTAAACAATGCAAAAAAAGTCAACATTCTTTAACATCGCTACGCTCATCGTGCTGGCGATTGGTGCTTACGGTGGCCTGTTCTATGCTACCGCCGCCGCATGGCTTGGAATCGTTTCTATGGCCTTGACGCTCGTTCTTTCTACGTGGTTCCCGTCCGGTGCGTTCATCGGCTTTGGAAACTCGGCTACGTGGGTAGTTAACGGTGCTGGTATCCTTATCCAGCTTTTGAACGCCACATCCGAACAGGCACTTATCCCGGCTGACATTGTATCCTACATCGTCATCGGTATTAACCTGATTCTGCAAGTTTATTTCAAGGACTACACCAAGTAAAAAACACCCATTCGTGTGTGTTTAGTAAGGGGGTCAGGCGGTAATGCCGCCCCCTTTTTTACTTCAATACTCAGCAAATGAAAGCCAAATTATTCAGAGGTAACGACCGGAAATGGTACTTCCGCTTCGTTGCCAGTAACAACCGAACCGTGGCGCAATCGGAAGGATACGCCCGTAGGGTGGACTGCCTGAAAACCGTCCTGCTAATTGCGAAAATGAAACTTGAAGTAATCGAGGAAGATGCTGATTGATTCGCTCCTGTCCATCGGGACTAAGATTATTGACCGGGTTATCCCGGATAAGACCGCCGCCGCTCAGGCGCAGGCCGAACTTGTCAAGATGCAGGTGAGCGGTGAGCTTGAACAGCTTGCCGGTCAGCTTGAGGTGAACAAGGTCGAGGCGGCGCACTCTTCGCTCTTTGTAGCCGGGTGGCGTCCCTTCATCGGATGGGTATGCGGTGCGGCACTGGCCTACCAGTTCGTCATCCGCCCTATCGTGACGTGGGCGGTTCCGTCAATGGGCTATACTATCGCTGAAATGCCGGGGCTTGACGATAACCTGTGGGAACTGCTAACTGGTATGCTTGGACTTGGTGGCCTGCGAACGTATGAAAAGGTTAAACTATCTAAGTAATGGCAAGCAGAAGTTTAGAAGACTTACACCCAACGCTAAGACTTGCGTGGGAATCTTCCGTCAATGAGTGGATAAAGACATATCCGGATGACCCGGTCCCGTTTCTTACTTGCACATACAGGGACAATGAGGAACAGGAAATTCTTTACATGATGTCCCGTAATGGAAAAGACGATGACGGTGATGGTAAAATTGACGAGGCAGATGAATGGAGGAGCAACGCAAAGCCGGGTGAATCTAAGCACAACCTTTACCCGTCTGAAGCCGTTGACGCTGCGTTCCGAAAAAAAGACGGTAAGCTGGACTGGTCGGAAAGCCTGTTTGCAAAGTTCGCTGTAATTATGAAACGTCACGGCACTAAATGGGGCGGTGACTGGAAACGAAAAGACACACCACACTTTGAATTATGACCATCACTTGCGACCGGATACTTGTCCCAGACTTTGAGGACGAAACGCTGAACGCCGTAGCCGAACAACGGGCAAAACGGGTTAAGTGTGTATTCGATATGGGGGATGTTGCTATGTTCAACGAATATCGGCATAGCGGTCGTAAGCTGTTACAGGTGTTCTTTTACTATCAAGACCCGATTATCATAGACTATTCATTCGATGAGTTTGAAAAAAAGTACAACGAAGAGCGGGAGCAAAGTGAAGACGAAAACTTCCGGTTCTGGATTCCGGCCAACTGACTTAAACAAGCAGCAAACCGAAAAGCTGATTGACGACCTGCTGCAATTAGACCGGTTGCCTAATGGTAAAGTATTGTCAGTCAGGAATATAACCGATTACGTACTCTCGCTTCCTAATAGGTATTTTTATAATATACACGGCACAACTCAGCTAAAGGAATACGGGAGGGCTGGTATTCATAACACGGTCAGCCGGGTAATGCAACGTGGCAGATACGTTGCTGACAAAGGTATTGACCTGTCCGTAGCGGCGATAAAGATAAGTGACGATTTCGAGTTTGATGATGGGGAAGATGAGGGCGTGGCTCCGTATGAGATTCCTGGCGGTAACTACCGGATGGGAATTATAAACGATGTTCATATACCATACCACGACTTAGATGCGTTAAAAATAGCTATTCATCATCTTCGTGACGCTCAGGTAAACAAGATTCTGATTAATGGCGACCTTTTCGACTTTCACGGCCTCTCACGCTTTCAAAAGAACCCAACTAAGATTTTCATTCAAAAGGAGATAGAACAAGGCCGGTCGTTCTTCCAGCAACTCCGTAAGCTGTTTCCATCGGAGCAAATAATCTATAAGTACGGAAACCACGACAGCCGCCTGAGCCAATACATCTACGAGAAAGCCCCGGCACTTTATGGGCTGGATGCGCTGAACCTGTCCGAACTGCTAAACCTTCGTGACCTGAATGTACAAACGGTAATGCCGGAGCAGATAATTCAGGCAGGGAAGCTGAACATCATTCACGGTCACGAGTTCCCCGCCGGGGCTGGCGTTGTCAACGTAGCCCGTACCATTCGACTAAGGGCTGGCGATAACATAGCTATGGGTCACTTTCACCGGACGCAAAGTGATGTGGCTACTACCATTTCAGACCGTGTGCATGGATCTTATTCAATCGGCTGCTTATGCAATTTGCGCCCTAAATGGTATCCAATGGCTTATACGGTCTGGAACCACGGATTTGCCGTTGTGGACATCTTAGCTGACGGGGCCTACCAATTCAATAACTATAAGATTGTCGGCGGTATGGTGGTTTAAAGAAACCAACGTCACCACTTGCGTAGCTGGCCGTGTCACAGCTCTTTGGACGCGCAAGTAGTTGCCCGCGAATGTTTATCAGCCCCTACGGTCAACACATTGTGATGCCGAGGTACTATTTGTGGCTGTTCACGGGGCCAAATTATAGGCCCGTTGGCTTCTGTAAATGTAATGAATTTTTTGGTATCTTCGTACCGCTTTTACACAAGTGCAGCAGCAGCCGTTCACCTCATGGTGGCGGCTTTTGTTTTTATAGCGCTTTATCTAACCGTATCCCCAACACCGTACACCTCATTGAACCAATCCGGGACTTCGTACTGGATAAGTCTGTTTCCTGCCCTTAGAAGCACCGATTTAGCCCCTAACTGCTGCTGAACTACCATTCCGTTAATCTCGCCAAGATAAACAGCAGAAGTGGCCTTTAAATCGCTGTGGCGGAGTATGCGATTGGAGGAACAGGAGCAGATTAGTATGGATAAAATGAGCAAGTATTTCATTTTCAACGTATTGTCTTAGTAAGCATAACCCCCCACCCCTTCCCTGCATCCGCACCCATGGCGTACCGGAAGAGATACGACCGCTCACCGTCACGGCGTTCACCTACTGGGGTCTGCGTGGACACGCCGGTTCCTACGGGCGAGGTCTTCAGTGTCCAGTTCACCTTTCCTTCGAAGCTGTCATGGAATAGTACACCGGATGGAGATACGACACTAACGGCGTCCCACCAGCAGAATAGTTCGGAGATCTCTGACTGCTTGCAGCCGGATGGTGAGCGTAGTTCAATGGATAAGGTCTTTACCGTATCGCACCGGAAGCTGATGCGTTGCCAACCTTCGTAACCGGCCACATCGTCCGACCACATAGCACGTCCGTTGACGTATAGTGTCTTTACGAACCGCCCGGTGAGCGAACCGATGTAACTATCCTTTACCCATGCCGAGATCCATACGCCGCTATCTGGTAGCACGGTGACCGGGTAGTAAGCGATGGACGGCTCAAGGTCACGCCAGCCGATGCAGGTCACAACGTACACGCCCGGTGAGCGGTAGGTATAGGTAACTGACTTGCCTGTTCTCTGCCCTTGGTCAATCAGTCCATCTCCGAACCGCCACCAGTAGTTGTCTGCCCCGGTAGCTGATAGGGTGATAGGAGTGTTGACCTTTACCGTTTGCCCAGTTGTTTCCAAAATGGAAAGAGCTGATAGGAGGAGGAGGAGTTTCATGTTATTGATAGTCGAGGAACGATTGGCGAAGTAAACTTTCGCCAATTTGGTAGTTAGCGGTCAGTCTAATCGACCACATAATCCAGCACTTGACCAGTTGATATTTTGCCCTCTGACAACTCCGCAAATGTTGAATTGATAACCGCTGTATAATGCGGGTGGTACTTTGTAGAGTTGTTTAAATGTTTAATCATAACCCTTGCAACCTCTTCAAATTCTGCTTCTTCCTCTAAGTCTTTTACTTTTTGAATTAAACTTTCAACAGAACTTTTTACAATCACATTGTGATGTTCGTCTTTGTAAGCAATCATTAAATCAATGATTTTTTCTGTTAATGCTTTCATTTTTTTTTGTTATTGAACTTTGGACTTCTAAAAGCGGAGAAGCCCGAACCGCTAACATCGGCTTTGCAAAACGGTGGGTTATGTGCTAATTCTGTACTTTTGTTTTCCATTTTATCTTTTGTTTTTAATTGAACATTTGTTTTTCAAAATCCCCCACTTCGCCAAGCCCGAAAACGTTAGCTGCAACCGCCACTGCTCCGTAGATAGGTTCGGCTGTAACTTGACCGTAATTAAATTTTTTCTTGCCCACGCTCAAATGATTTAATGATGTAAATTTCTTTTCTCAAAATTCTTGTTGGATATTTTGACCAGAACTCTGTATCAGTAAGTTCAAGTAAAATTCCAGCTTGTGTTTCGGTTATTTTTTGAACCCGACTTTCGGAAAAGGTTTTATCTGCAATCCACCTCCACAATATCCATTCTCCAACTTTGGGCGTTACGGGTGCTTTGACTTTTGGTAAGTTTAGTTTGCTCATAGCTTTTCAATTATTGATTTTGTTTCTGCATATTGGAAATAGTTCACACTTTGCAAATCATCGTGCGACTTCATTTCACTCCAAATTTCATCTATGCAAACAGCCGCACATTCTTTTGCTTTTTCCATGAATAGAAATTCTCTATTTTCAGGTAATACATCTGCTCCAAGTATTTCAAGATACCTGTTAGTCAATCTTTCTGCTGTTTGTTTTGGGTTCATAATTCAATGATTTAATTTCCCTCGCTCAAAAAATTTAATTACTACTGTCTGCATCGTGGCGAGAGTAACCGATGCGGCAGCAGCTAACATGGGCTTAAATGAAAGCGCGGTGTAGTGGTTTATGTTAGTTTCGTTCATCTTACAATCGTTTGTGGCAGGGGAAAGTGAGGTGCTTTTAATCGCGCCTTCATTAAGCCCCGAACCGTTAGCTGCAACTGCTAACATCACGTTCCATATTGACAAAATCCGTTGCATTGAAATAAACCTCTAATGGGTGGGTATTGAATGGCCCTTCACCAACAAACACACCATTTTCAAGTTTTACAGTCATACTACTCATTGAATTTTGAGTGTAGTAAATAAGCGTATCACCTTCAAAAATTTCCATAACGAAAATGCAATTGTCGTTTTCTATATTAAAGAATGATGGATATTTTCTTTCAAGCAATTGCCTTGTAGTTAGCGGCTCACTTACCCAATAATTCTTAAAGTGTTTGTTCCAACCCACCCAAACAAATTTTCGTAAACCATCCGCAGCAGCAGCTAACATTTGCTTGCCAAAATGCGGGGTTTCGTGTTCTAAATCAAGTTCTGTATTCATATAAAATTTACGTTTTCAAATTAAGTTTAGTGGTAAAATGCCCGCACTATCGGCAAGCAAAAAACCGTTAGGTGCAATGCTATGAACGAAGAAACACCTGCTTTAAAATGACATAATCCTCATAATGTTTTTCGTCATTTATTAATGCTTGTATAGCATCTTCTTCGGTATCAAAGTTATTACTAACCCAACCTTTGAACTCTACTTTTTCTAATGCTAAGTGTTTTTCACTTCCCATTACTCGGTTTAACTCATAAACCACATATTTTTTTACTATTTCCATTTTTATTTGACTTTGTGAGAAGCACTGCACCTAACAAGGTATTGCCAAAAGCAGGGCTTCATCTGTTAATTAATCATTTGTACTTCTATTAGGTATTTATGCAAGGTTGAAACTTTCTGCTTCTAAATCCCTGCCTTCGGCAATACCCGAACCGTTAACGGTTAGTTGCCTTATGATTACATTCACCTCCAATTTACCACCACCCACAACGGGTTCGACCATTGTTGAGAACTACTATCGGGTTTATTGCATCCAACGAGCGAGCCTTTGCTGTTCCGCACCCTGTTCCCGGTAACCACCACCCGCCCGGTATCGGTAGCAGGGTCAGGGATGGTGAACGCCCGTTGGTCAGCGGTGACGATGTTGCCGGTAGCTGTGAAGCTATTTCCGCCCTTGCAGCCGTTACTTTGCCCGTGCCTTGAAATGACCGTGTAGTGCTGCTCAGGCAAGAACACATTGTCCGTGATTACCATGTCGGAGTAGTGGCCCGATCCGTCAACAGCCGACCGGCAGGCATCGAAGACGTTGCGGCGAATGGTGGCCACGCCCTCGTATTTCGTTCCTGATCCACCTACCCAAACGCCGTAGCCGTATCCAGCGTTCCGGCAGTTATGAATGTGGTTACCTTCAATGATATCCCCGTCAGGTCGGTATAGGTAAACTCCCCACATATCGAACCACATGATCTCACAGCCCACTACTTTGAGGCCGGGGTGGTTGCCGTGAACGCCTTTGGACACGCCACGCCGGTAGTCGAAGTCGGTTATCTCACCGGTCGCTCCCCGGAGCCGTAGCCCGGACAATGTGACGTTAGGCCCGCCGGTCTGAACCAGGGGCGCACCACCAGTTACCGGTGTGAACGAGGTGGAATAGATCAACGCCCGTGTGCTACTGAATAGCGTCACGCCAGCCGGTACGGTTATGGTGTACCCGGTGGCGTTGATCGTACCCGTTACCGTCACGGTGTCGCCGGGTAGGGCGATGGATAGGAGGATGAGGAGGGTTTGGATCGTCATGGTTAATATTTCGTGTTGGTGAGTTGCGCCAAGCGGAATGTTATGCGCAATGCCACAGCGTTTCAAAATAAAGTTTGTTGTGAAATTACGGCATTAAAGCGTTTTTCCTGCGCTTCAAAATAACCCTTGTCTATTTCAAATCCCACAAAATGCAACTTATGCTTATGCGCTGCAATCCTACTGCTTCCGCTTCCAACGTGAGTATCTAAAATCAAATTGCCTTCCTTTGCAAATCGGGTAAATATCCAGTCATATAAATAAATTGGCTTCTGCGTTGGGTGTATTCGTTCTAATCCATCCTTTGCATTTGCACCTACCCAACTCTTGGTTATTTTGCGCAATGCTCCATTATAGCTTGTCCAGGCCAATTCGCCATCTGCAAAGTCATTATCGCCTGTTCCTTTATCCCAAAATAACCAAGCCCCTGTCGGCTTCAGGTATTCAGTCATATAATTTCCGCCCCACACAATTTGATTTTTAGATACCCTAAACAACTGCTCCCAATATTCGGCAGTAGGTATTGCATTATCCCAATCGGCTTCCCCTCTGTAAATCTTACGCTTTCCGTTTCCAAGTTGCATTTTGTTAGCCCCAATTCCATACGGAGGATCTACTACTGCAATATCAAAATGCCCATCGCTAAAACGCTTTAATGCCTCAGTGCAGTCCTCTAAATAAACTTTATTGGAAGGCACAGCGCATAACACTGGTTTTGCGTCATGCTGGGTTTGTTTTTCGTCACTCATTTTCTTTTCCTTTCTCCCCGGCGATGGTGGTTAATGGTTTAATATCTCCTGTACTGGTTCAACTATTGCGTTTACCTCAAATGGTAAGCACAACTGTTTCGGGTCAACCGGAACTGGTGATTTTGGATTATCCGGGTCTTCCGGGTCGCCATCATTACCCCAATCCCATTTCTTAAAATTGGTGCATACTGGATTGCCGTCAGCATCGTACGTCCATTCCTCCGGGTATCTATCATCCTCCGCGTCAAGGCACATTGTCAATGCTATAATTTCACATCGGGGCGATTCCTTTTCAAGGTCTGGATTATCGTGAATGCAGTTTTCACAGAACTTCTCCATGAACCACATACCCTCTGATCCGTTGCTTGGTCTGTACTTTACCATCTCACACCCCCTCCGGCCTTGCGACTTTGCATTGCCGCCAGTTTAAGTTGGTTGGATCAACGGTTTTGGTAAGATAATATGGGTATTCTCCCAACCAGCAATCATCCCCTAACTCCAAGTCCTCTAAATTGCACGAGAAAGTGTACACCCATCCATCGCTATCCATCGCCGCACATTTTGCCTCCGGAAACCGCTTCCACTCCTCCTCGGTCGGCATCCAACTATTCTGATGCTGCCTCCGCTCGAATTGAAGCCGGTAAGTGGCGTAGGCATCTGCAAATCCCAATACAAGGTTATTTTCGGAAGCAACTGGAAATTTGTCTTTCCAGTACTCCTCCGCCGTCATCGGGCGGGTGGTGTCTTTAGTGTCGCTCATGGTATTATCTCTTTACATTGTTAATAGTATAAGGCTGCACCACCGCCCCGGTACTATCCTTACACACCGGGCCGCTCTTAGTCCACTTGTACCGGACGTTAATGGTTGACCCGTCCACCAGTTCAGCCCGGCGGGGTATGGAGCAGGCGATTGCCAAGAGCAGCAGGCCGAATAGGAGGACTGATTTCATTGGCTTACAGATTAGGGTCAATCATATCTTCCGGCATCGTTGTCATCATGGCGATGCGGGTGAGCCAGTAGTTTCGTACATCTAACCATGTCCATAATTCATAGGGAACAAGTGTTTTTGCTCCTCGTAACGATGTCATCTTGAACTCAGGAAGATCGAGAACATAGAAAACGTTCACCCGTGTTTCCAGCAGCGCGGATAACAAGTTGTTGCATTGTCCATTCGCAATCATATTCCCCGCCTTCCTTAAATCAGCTTTCATTTTTCGTGTCATGGTGTTTAGTTTAAAATTACTTTCGTGGCCGGGGCAGGAGTCGAACCTGCGCCTACATAGGCTTGAACTACACTACCTCTTTGGGATACCGTTCCCTGCCTCTGTCGATACTTCCGCTAAACCACCCGGCCTGTTATCACAATCTCGTACACGGCAACAAGTCAACCCTCACGCTGGCCGTATCAGATGCAAGAGGGTGGAAGTTTATATACGATACGCTTCCGGTCGTGTCCCGGTATTCCACGCTGTTCAGGTCGTCAATGTTGGCATCGAAATGCATGGTGTCACCGGCAACTCCGGCCACGAACATCTGAAAGCCGTCACCGAAATAGACCATGTAGCTGAACTCCTGACCGGGCGTTCCGGTAGGGATGACAAGCCACGGAGCCGTTACCGCCGGTTGCTTAGACGGAGCGGTCGGGCATTGCTTGGGTTCCTTCTTGCACGATGCAAACAGGAAGATGAGGATTAGGGGTAGGTGTTTCATTGGGTTTTGATTTAGAATGTAGCTTTAGCAAGCTGCAACGCCAGCTTGTATTGAGTTTCGTATTTAGTTCCTGCGTGTTTCTTGTCAACAGCCGCCACAAATTCCATCTCTGTTCCGAAAAAGCAGCCGGAGCGAACATAAAAACCCTTTTTGAAGTTGTATATATAGCACCCGTCGCCTCGGCTGCCAATGTTGTTCACGCGGATAAATGGGACCTCATTAGCCTTGTGACCATTTTCAAAGCTGCAACCATCGCCGAAGCTGCAACCATCGCCGAAGCTGCACCGCTCGCCGAAGTTGCACCGCTCGCCTAAGCTGCACGCCTTACCGAAGCTGCACCACTCACCGAAGCTGCACCCCTCACCGAAGCTGCACCCCTCACCGAAGCTGCACCGCTCACCGAAGCTGCACGCCTCACCGAAGCTGCACCGCTCACCGAAGCTGCACCACTCACCGAAGCTGCAACCATCGCCGAAGCTGCACCGCTCGCCGAATGAATTGATTAACGTATAGTCACCAGATGGGCATTGTTTCCTGCCATCAATTACCGGGAAATTGTCGAACTCTTGCAGGGTGTATTGTTTCATTGGGTTTTGAGTTTATAGATACAAGCGTTTTAAGCTATATGCATTAAATTATCCACAGTCAGTATTCTTTCTGCTCCATCATATTCTTCAACCATAAAGCGAGTTCCTACAGGTAGCCACTCAATCGATAGACCTGAAGCACCACCGGCATACATTTCAATTCCCAGATGCCTTTCAACCCATTCTTCATCAATTTCATTTCTCTTTCCTTCCTCTATCATTTCAACAAGTTTTGGGTGAAATAATAGTTGTGGGTATTCGCTGTTCCATGAATACCATCCTGCTCCGTGGCCCTGCGATATGATAACGGCAACTTTGCCTTCCCTAATTACCTTTTCCATTTTAACGTTGTTCTTTGTTTGAATTATATAGAGCCTCGCGATACACCCACACCCTAACCCCATACCTCCCCATCCGCTTCCCATCCTTCACCAGCACCCCGGCGTTAAAAAGGTCGGTAAGTGATCGGCGCACGGAAGTAAGCAACCCGCCCACCCGGTCGTGAACTTCAAAGGCTGTGCCTCCTCCCATCTCACGTACTGCATCCAACACGGCTGCGTTGGTACGCTGGATGGATGATGATAACGCCTTGCGCTCACTACCGGATAGGGTCGTGCCACGTTCGTAGGGAGCGGGGAGGTTAAGCTGGTACTGCATTACCGTAGCGTTATTTTAATGGATGAGGTGGATGACTTTACAGGAGGGTTGACGGTACACACCTCCCCGGTTTCCTCGATGATTACCGTCGTGGCCTTCTTGAGCGATTTCAAGAAGTTGCACCGCTCATCCAGTTCACGCTTTGCGTCCTCCGCCTTTTGCTTCAAACGCTCGTACTCAGGGTC